GCCATCGGAACCCAGCAAGATGAACAGCTACGCGCAAACGATCTCCTAGTCGTGCCATCCTTCTTCATCACAGTTGCACGCTTCATCCCGATCACTTCCGCATCCTGGCGGAGCATCTCGCACTGCGTCTTGGTTAGGACATAGCGATCTACTGAAGCGGTTAAAACCTTCTGCTTAAACTCGTTCATTTGATTTCCTCGCAAAGCTCAAGCAATGCCTTGTTTAGTGCGTACTCAAAGCAAGCAACCTTGTCCTTAACAATATGCTGACGGCCAGCATCGGCCATAGCATTGAACAGATCATCGTCTACATCAACAAGAATCTTGACGGCATCGTAATCCTCAACCTTGACCAATTTAATACTTCTTCCTGTTTTTCTTTTTTTCATTTATCCAGTTCCTTTCTTATGACTTCGATTAACTTGAAGATCAAGTAACCAGCGCAATAGAGTGCCGACAAAGTGAGGGATGTGTAAAGGATAAAAGCAGAAATAACCCAAACGATGCCAGCAATATCAAGTAGGCAGAACATAATCGTTTTCCTTTAGTTTCCTCAGTAGCGTGCGATTATCTATTGCAACCCCGCTGGCTCTGCACCACCAGGAAACAACACCCGTCTTGAAATCACGCAGCAGCTTCTGCACCTCGTGCGAGTTTTTGTACTCCAAGGCATCGTTGAGTGGCACGCCTTGGTGACCCTTGACAATCTTCATGCCCTTGACCATCCCTCGCTTGCGTAACATCCGTAGGTCGCGGATAGCTTGGAGTGCAACCTCTCCAGCCAACTGCTGCACCCTGTCATCGTAATCACCGCGACATAGCTGGGTTGACCTCACCGACCCAACTCCACCAGCTTCGCTTCGTCGGCTTTAATCTGGTTAGCTAACTTGGTTAGATCATTCGACTGCCCAGCGTAATGAATAATCATCGCATCTTTATAGCGGTCCAAGCCAAAGTGGGACTCCACGCTGGTCATACAATTGAAGGACGGGTCAAGCTCGGTCAGCGGGATGTTCCACAAGTGCGCCATCACGTTGAGCCAAGTCTGCTCGGCAAAGTGGTTGGGGTGTAGGCCAATTGGTGGCATTGATAAGATACCAACGGCCTTGGTATGAACTACGAACACGCCAGTATTGACATAGAACTTAGGCTCGATTATCCCACCGAATGCTCCAGCCAGCTTGACCATATCTGGCTTGCGATCCAGATAAGCCCCTTCATCAAAGGCACAGAACACGCCAGCGTCATCGGATAGCTTCGGGCAATCGGCTGCAATCAGAACATCAGCGTCAACGAATGTCACCTGGTCGTAGCCCTTAGTTGCCATTATGTTTCCAATGGCTGACTTGGAGTATTGGGCTGGATGCGTGAGTGGTTTATCAATCAGAATGAAGTCGCAGTTATGGCGTTTGCAGTACGCCTCCATCCTCGGCCTAGTAAGATCAATAATGTTTTTCCACTCATCACCAAACGATTGCGTTACTAATGCTTGTTTCATTTGCCAGCGTCAAAATCTTCTGTTGCTTGAATGGACAAGAGATCATCAGCCTTTTCCAGCAATTCCTTGCTTGGATTCTTTATGTCTTCAGTAGCAGTTGAGATTTCAATCTTTGACATAATCACATTGTTGACCACCTCGGCAAAGTAATGTTCCCTATAGCCAACTGGACCAATATCCTCGGTAATCGTGTCAATCTCTGCGTTGCCATACGCAGTGTATTTTTCTCCGTTAAACTCAAAATCAATACTTACATCTTCCATAATCATAATCTTGTTACCTCTTTCTTTATTTGTGCTAACACGAAGAGCGACCTTACCAGCGCACGCTCAAGATGGTCAACACTTGTTTCACCGTTATTATCTGGACAAGGCGAGGACTTGTGCAGTTGCATCTGTGCTGTGGCTAGGTGACGAATCGCTCTGGCAATATGGTAATCGTGAGTAGGCCGATCCTTAACCAACCAATCCCCGTAGGCAGACTTATCCGATCCTTTGCCCATCACTCGCCAAACGATTTCCTGCGCGGCATTGCCCATCTCTTGGATTGTGGGCGCGGTCATTTGGCAAGACTCCTATAGAATTGGTCAAGCAATCCTTCTAGCCATAAGACATCTGCTGGGTCGATCATAACTTCATACCAGGAGGCGTGTAGCCCTTGACCCAAGACCAGACTTTCTGCATAGCGCAGAAGGCAATGCCAGCTTGGTAGAGTTCGTCTTCGTCCCAATGATGATGCACTATGTACTCTGGATCATTCGATGCTAAAACAACTGATACGCAAGCGCACTTTGGATTCTCGCTTGCATTTCTATATGCCCAAAGCTGTTGTGCATCGGTTGGATAATGAGGAGGAGTGCTATACTTCTTGTTGACCTTGCGATTCTTTAGGTCAATGATTGCATCTCCGATTCCCTTTAGTCGGACGTAGGCATCACATCTGCCAGCGTAACCAGGACCGACCAAGGACTTTTCGCACCAGTGCGTTTTCTCGACATTTTCACTTGCCCATTTTCTAAAGGTTTCGATGTAAGGTTTAAGGACTTCATCTGTGGAGCAACTACGTCCCAAAAGGATATTTTCCATTTCGGTATGGACTGCTGTTCCGTGTTCTGCCGCTTTCTTGGTTTGTGCCTTGCTGTCCTCAACGACCCTTCTTGCATATTCTTCGAGTGTTTCATTTTCCTCCTTTGGAAGAGTAAGCGCAGACTCTACGGCTGTGGAAATTTTCCAAGCTGTGAGTTGCGGCTTCTCCAAAATTGACTGCACGCTGGTAACGCTAGGGAGCAATCCCATCTTTCTAGCGTCAGCAACAGTAGTGTTTCTTTCCTTGCCATTCTTTCCGATAATAACGTGGGCAGATCGCCCCTCGGCATCGTACCAGTGGCCGCTGCTTTCAACAGTAACCAATCTGGAATTAGCCGAGGAGCTATCCCACTTACTTGTAATAGTAAGTGCCATATAACCTAGAACGGAACTTGGTTGCCGTCTGCATCAAGTTCTGACTTGATTGCAGTAGACTTCCCAGCACTTGTAGCAAACTCTTTGGATGCGCGGATCTTCTCCTGCAACCAATCGGGCATATCGTTGAACTGACCAGCCTCACCCTGTTCGATCTCGTAGTACAACTGATCATTGGTGGTGGTAGCTGGTGCTTTCATGCCCTTGGGTAGCTTGGATGCACCCGCGATGGCGCAGTATTGCCGACCCTGTTGGCTGGTCTTGTGGATCAGCGTGAGCATGGCTGGCTTGCCCAATAGGTTCTTCAAGCTGAATGCCTGGAGTTCCTTGGAGGTGAAGGTCTGACCGCGCCATTGTTCGAGAAGCTTGCGAAGGCTGGCTTTCTCGCCAAGGCTGCGGGTCTGCTCGATGGAAACGACCATGGGCTTTTGGACTGTGGTGCGTTTGCCATTCTCCTCAACCTCAAACTCATCAGTTTGATCGGGCAACTCAAAGGTCAAGCGGACCTTAGGTGTCCACTTCTCTTGGTTGTCCCAATTGGTTTTCTGGTGGCCTAGATCGACTAGGCTATAAAGAACGCCTACGGTTGCGCCAGCTTCTGGTAGTTTGCGTTCTTGTTTCGCTGATTCACTTAATGTTAGTGCCATTGTAGTATCTCCTTTATTTATTTGTTTGGGTTTATTGTTGTTGGGGTAAGGTCTTCAAAAGCTGGTGACTTGACGTAAAAGCCCTGGGCAATGGTTGCGGTCTTTGCATACTCGATAGTGACATTTGCAGGCGCAATCTGTCGAGCTAAATCACACACGCTGTCGGCAGTCAGTATGACCAGCCACTCTTTGCGTCCGTTACGGCGGAAGAATACTGCTGGGATCTTGCCCTTGGGACAATCCCGCTTGGATTGCTCCATCCACTCTTCGGGTTTGAGTGCTTGGCAACGCTTGCCTTCGATATGGAAGGGAAAGTTCTCGCAGACTACGTCACCGCTACCGCCTTCTGGATTGCCTGCGAACTGTTGGCTACGGCGAGCCTTCTGCCAGCCCTGCTCTCGTAGATAGTTTGCTAACTCTCTCTCACCCGCTGCACCCTTTGCCCGACTGTTGATTTTGCCCATCCATCGGTTTTAGGCAAAACCTTCTGCGCGGTCGATAAATTAGTTAGTTCCGCCAAGTCTTATTAGCGTGGCTAATATCCTCATTAAATCGTCTAATCATTGCCATCATAGTCAGCTTCTCTACGATCTTCTTGTTCTTCTTCACCCAAGCCACAGCCTCATCGAAGGACTCCATGTCCTTTAAGCCTTCCTCGAACTTAGCCCAAGCCTCTTTCTCGTTCACAGGTTCTTAAATACACGCCAACCACCACCTGTCGATGGGCAAAGCTTGGTTGTTACCGACCTGCACTTGGCGATGGGCAACAGCCAGAATAGATCATCGTTCATGCCCCAGCACGCCACATAATCCACGCCACTAATAGCGCGCTTTGGGATGTTAAATCCATTGCCACTGCTAGTGGTGAAGCGATACTTGGTGCGACCAGGTTCTATCGCTTGGGCAGTCTTAACTTGGATGCGGTAAAACTTATTATTCTTCTCTGCCACCACATCGTAGCCAGCAAAATCCTCGTAAGGCGTAAGCACGTTGTACCCGCACCGCAACAACGCGCTAGTAACGCGAGCTACCCCAACTGCACCTACTTGGCGTGATGTTAATTTCATGCTTGACGGCTTTCGGTTTGTGCTAGAGACTTTTCCCAATGAAAGCAATAATAACTATAACACTGACGGCGATGCTGATGGCATCGGTGATGGCTGAAGATGAAACCGAAATGAATGACTTTGTTGGCGGAGTTTATGAAGGCAGCGGAATATCTGCAACTGCTGGGAATGTCGCAGTGGGAACACAAGGCTCGATAATAAGGGCTGGTGATACATATCTTACTCCTACTGGAGTTTATGTGAAAGCTGGCGATAGTTATGTTTCCGCAAACCGCACAGTAGTTCGTGCTGTTGATT